ACCAGACCGACGGGGACGTCGAGTCTGCCGCCATCACGGTCTACAAGGGGACGCCCACGTCGGGGACGCCAGCAGACCCGACGCTGCCCACTGGGAACATCCTCGAGGGGGCAACGACGGCGTTCATGCCGCTGTACCGCGTTTCCCTGAACGGCATCAACGCCAGCACGCCCGTCGCGATGTTCACCATCGCCCCGAGCACGTCGGGCAACGCATCGGGCATCTCGTCACTGAACTCCACCATCACGACCGTGAGCAACGACCTCGCGGCCACGAACAGCAGCCTTGCCACCACGAACAGAAACCTGACGGCCACCACGAACACCGCCAACGGCGTCGCGGCAAGGTTCAAGTACGGGCGCGTGAACAACACGCACGTCGACGTCAGCATCCCCAACAGCACCATCTGGCTCGTGATGATGAACGACCTGAACGGCGAGTTGGTCTATTACGTCTACCGCTACGGCAGCGTCGTGAAGTCCGTGCTTCTCCACGGCACGCCTACCACGACGTCCGGCTCCCGCTGGATGGTCGCTACCACTGGCACCGCGAGCGACGTCTTCGGCGTTTACTCGGAAAGCCGCGACTCGAACTACGCGGCGCTCCGTCTCATGTAGGGGGCCGCACATGGACGAGCCATTCAACCAGTCCGACCACGACGAGGCCGCTGCCATAGGCGGCTGTGTGCTGCTGGTCGTGACCATCGCGCTCGTGGTGGGCGCGTGCATAGTGATAGCGATCTAGGAGATGACCTTGAACATCATGGAGCCATTCATCGAGCCACTGCGCTCGACGTCAGCGCAGACCCTCATCGTGGCGCTGCTCTTCCTGTCCCTGCTCGACGTCCTCATGGGCAGCGCCAACGCCATGTTCGTGCAGCACGACTTCAGCAGCCACGTCTTCAGGGAAGGGCTCATCCGCAAGCTGTCCAACCTGGGCCTGATGTGCGTGGCCGACATCATCGACGCGATGCTGCTGTCAGGCATAGACCTCGGGTACCAGCCCATCTTCATTGCAGTTGGCGTGAGCCTCGCGCTCATGGAGGTGTGGAGCCTGCTGGAAATCTATGCCGAGATGCATCCTGAGATAAGCGAGGCCGACTGGTACAAGATGCTTCTGCGCAGCAAGGAGGGCATCCATGCTCAGTAGGGCAGACGCTGCCGCCGAGGTCATGGAGCACCTCATCAACCACGCGGCCCATGGCTACAGCCAAGACAACCGCGAGGGCGATGGCACGCGAGAGGCCGTGCGCCTGTCAGACGGCGAGGTGGTCTGGATAGCAGGCGGCGACCGCGACTGCTCGAGCGCGGTCTGCGAGTGCTACGAGGCAGTCGGGGTCATCCCCGAGGGCACGTACTGCTGGACGGGCAACGAGCGCTCCATCCTTAAGGCTAACGGGTTTGTGCAGGTCAACCTGTCACACTTGCGCCGAGGTGACGTGCTTTGGAAGCAGGGCCATACCGAGATGTACCTCGGCAACGGGCTCCAAGGTGGAGCCCGAATCGACGAGACGGGCGGCAAGCACGGTTACACCAAGGGCGACCAGACGGGCAACGAGATTGGCCGCTCGGCCTTCGACCAAGACTATTGGGACTGGGAGAGCGCGTGGCGCTACTTCGGCGCAGAGCGCGAGCTGCTCGAGGTCGACGGGTGGCTGGGCGAGCTGTCTGTCACCGAGTGGCAGCGGCAGCTCGGCACCTACGCCGACGGCATGGTCTCGGGCCAGCCTCTGGAGCTTGCCGAGTGGTGGCCCCGGCTCGCATCGGTCGAGTTCGGCACCGGGGGCTCGTCTCTCGTGCGGGCCATTCAGCGCAAGGTATCGTCCCCCGTCGACGGTTACCTCGGCCCCAAGACGGTCAAGGCGCTACAGCTTTGGCTGGCGAAAGCGGGCTACTTCGTGGGCGAGGTCGACGGCATCCTCGGGCCTAACACGGCAAAGGCCGTCCAGCGCAGCCTCAACGACAGGAGCTGGTCATGAGGCGCTCGCACCTGGTCGACGAGGACGAGCGTGCCGAGCGCACCACGCGGGTGGTGGCCGTGCTCGTGGGGCTCGACGCCCTGCTGCTCGTCATGATCGGGCTCGTCATCGGTCGCTGCTCGGCCCTCCTCTAGGGCATCCCGCGTGGCGGCGCACCCCCAACTGCGGCCTTCCTCCTTTCGACGCATCCCTGACACCAACCGCCACGCTGATGCATTGGGCCTCTCCCTTCGGGGAGGGGCCCTTTTTTGCGTTCGTAAAAGGTACGTTTTGCGGAATGCCTACGCCGCCATGCGCTCCTGAAGCATGAGCAGCCCGCCGTGAATGGCCCACATCGTGCGGTTAGAGCCGGGCGTGGAGCAGGGGAGCCATGCATACTCGGCGCTAACCCATCCTGAACTGGCGTTCTCTAGGGTTAGCGCCTTTGCTTTCTCGAGGATTGGCAGGGTCACAATCACAATCCCTTCATCGCGGTCGACCACGACCTCGCGCACGGCGTGCGCCAGAATCTCTCCCGCGTCGACGTGCTCGGCGATGCGCGTGAGCACGCCCCGCACCTCGTCGGCGGTGACAAGGCCGCCCTCCGAGGCCACTAGGACGGCCTCTGCGGCCCGCTTGCGCTCCTTCAAGGCATCCAGTCGCGCGCGCACCGTCTCGTGGCTCACGCCCAGCGAGAGCGCGTCCATGGCCGCCTCCTCGCCGCGCCTGACCTCCTCGAGCGTGCGCCTTGCGCGCTCGACCTCGGGGGCGTGGCTGCGCTCGTCCTGCCGCTCGAGCACGAGCCCCACCGCGCGCTCCACGAGCGCCACGTCCGCGAAGGCCGACTGCACCGCGCGCACCACTGCGCCCTCGACCAGGTGCTGGCGCACGAGGTGGCGGTGGCCGTCCACCACGATGCCGTAGTACGTGTACTCGCCGCCATGCCCGCGGGCGCTGTAGCCGTGCATGGGCAGGCCCGTGGCGTGGTCGCGGATTCGGCCCACGAGCGGGTAGTCGTGCGTGCGGTTGGGGGCGCTCGTGGCCCTCGTGCGGCGCTGGGCCGCGGCGAAGGTGGGCACGTCCACGATGGCGGGCATGCCGCCCTCGACGCGCACGTCTGCCCAGCTGTACACGCCGACATAGCGCTCGTCGTGGACGATGCGGCGCGCCCACTGGCGGTCTGGGATGGCCCCCGCTGCCGTCCTCACGCCCTCGGCGGCGAGGCGGCGCGAGATGGCGGGGCTCGTGCCTCCCGCGACCCACTCGGCGAAGACGCGCCGCACGATCGCGGCCTGACCCTCATCGATGGCGTAGGTGCCATCTGGCGCGGTCCTGTAGCCAAAGACGCGCACGCCGTTGGTCAGGCACCGCTCGGCGTTGGCGCGCATGCCGCGCACCGTCTTCTGCGACAGGTCCGCGCTGTACCACTCGGCCACGCCCTCGATGACCGCCTCGAGCAGCCGCCCCTCGGGGCCGTCGGGGATGTGCTCCATGGCGCTCTTGACCTCGACGCCGAGGTCGCGCAGCTTCTTGCGGTACATCGCCGAGTCGTAGCGGTCGCGCGCGAAGCGGTCCAGCTTGTACACGATGACGGCGCTGAAGGTGCCGCGCCGGGCGTCCTCGACCATGCGCAGGAACTGGTCGCGGCCCTCGGTGGAGCGGCCCGACCGCGCCTCGTCGTGGTAGACGTTCGTCACGACGTAGCCCTGCGAAGCCGCCCACGCAGAGCAGACCGCCACCTGCTGCTCGATGGACTCCTCGCGCTGGGCGTGGCTGCTGTATCGCGCGTAGATGACCGCTGCGGTGCTATCATTTGCCATGAGGTCCCTGCCTCCAATCCAAGCCCCGGCCCGCCAGCCGGGGCGCTTTTTTGTGCGATTGCACAGTCACTCAAATCGGACTACTCGGGGCATGAGTCGGTGCCGTCCTGCATCGCCGCAAACTCCTCGGGGGTCATGTCCAGCGCGTCAATGATCGCGCGGGCCTTTGACCACGTCGGCTCCTTCACGCGACCGACCATCAGCTTCGAGAGGTACTGGGCGGTGACGCCACTCTTCTCGGCAAGGTCGACCGCTCGCATTCCTAGCTCGTTCATCCTTGCGACCATTGTCTCGGCGAACGTCATGGGGTGCTCCTTACCTCGCTGGTGAGCGTAAGGAAAGTTTAGCAGGTTGTGAGAAAAATATCCATTTGGCTAGTTTTCTTATTGCTTTCTAGCCAATTGGCGATTACGATGGAGTAGCCAATTGGATAGAAGGAGGTGAGCATGAAGACAATCAACGAGGTCGTGGGCGGTTGGCTGCTCGAGCCGGGCAACACCAAGCAGAAGCTGGCCGATGCCCTCGGGGTCTCGCACGTGACGCTGAACAACAAGCTGCGCGGCGAGACCGAGTGGAGCTGGTCACAGGTCAAGGCCATTTGCGATGTGACCGGCACGGAACTGTCCGACATCAAGTGGAGGGACTAGGGATGCCTGGACAACATCCAGAGCAGGATGCGTTCTGCGACTGGGTTCTGCAAGTGGTTAGGAGGACGGCTGCGCCGAGCGTCTGGCAGGACAAGGACGACGCAGACCGCCCGAAGGACGCCCCCGAGGGGGCACAAGCGAAAGGATAGCAGATGCTGAAGTGGTACCTGGAATGGCGCGAGACCGAGGGCGCCAAGTGGTTCGCCCTCATGGTTGTGCTGGGCGTGCCCATGCTCATGGCGGTGATGCCGTAGTGGGCGCAAGGACCAGGGTGGCCACGCTGCCCGGCGGCGCAGAGCTGTGGCGCGAGGTCGGCACCGACCGCTGGTGGGTGCACGAGCGCGTCGAGGGCGAGACGTTCTCGACCAGCGTGCGCGACGTGCGCCGGCGCGTGAGCATCGGCGAGCACGCCACGGCGCGCGAGGCCGCGATGGCGGCAGGTGGCGCGCGATGAGCCGGGAGAGGGCCAAGGGCACATGGTTCGAGACGCAGGTGGCCGCATACCTCACCGAGGTGCTGGGCACGGACGCGCACCGGCTCGGCATGGGCGGCACAAATGACCGCGGCGACGTCCACGTCGACGGGCTGTCGGTGACAGTCGAGTGCAAGAACTGCCAGCGCATGGAGCTGGCCGAGTGGGTCGACGAGGCGGCGCGCGAGAGCGCCAACGCGGGCACCACGGTTGGTGCCGTGGCGCACCACCGCAAGGGGTGCGGGACCGCGCGCATCGCCGACTCGTACGTGACTATGCGGCTCGGCGACTTCGCCGCGCTGCTGCTGATGATCCTGCGAAAGGAGTAGGGAATGGCAACCGACTACTACAAGGAGCAGTACGAGCGCGCCGTGCGCGAGCTGACCAAGGCGCGCGAGCAGATGGACGTGCTGGTCGCGGCGCTCAAGGAGACGCAGCGCCAGCTGGACCTTACGCGCGTCATGAACGACGCGATGGTCAAGGCGAGGGAGGGCAGCGATGACTAACGACGAGTACGCAGCCCTCGCTGCCGCGCAGGCCATGTACAAGGCGCTCGGCGCCGTGGTCTCGACAAAGGACGGCGCGTCCCTGCGCGCCAAGGCCGACGCAGAGCTGCGGCAGCTGTGGATGGACAAGCGCATCTTCGGCAAGGTGCCGCTGACCATCGGCGGCCACATCGTGGGCATGCTCACGGCCAAGCAGGCGCAGCCCAAGCGCCGCCGCTACGTCACCGTGAATGACCCGTGGGCGCTGCTCGAGGACCAGAAGGACGGCATCGAGGACTTCGTCTACGAGCACGTCGACGAGTTCGCCGAGTGGGTTGTCGACCAGGGCGTGGCCAGCCCCGAGGGCGTGAGCGTGAGCGAGTACGTCGACGAGGGCGGATGGGGCGGCACCACCATCACCGGCTGCAAGCCCGACGAGGTGCTGCCGCTGCTCAAGGGCCAGCTGCCCGAGGCCGTGTACATGGCGATAGAGGGGGAGGTGGAGTAAGTGGGCAACCTCGTGATGGTGCTCGGCAAGTCAGGCAGCGGCAAGTCCACCAGCCTGCGCAACTTCACGTCCGATGCCGTGGGCGTGTTCAGCGTGGCGGGCAAGCGCCTGCCGTTCCGCAGTGAGCTGCCAGTGGTCCAGCACGCCGACTATGCGCGCATCGCCGACGTGATGGCGGCGAACAGGCGCCGCGCCTACGTCATCGATGACGCGACCTACTTGATGCAGTTCGACAACTTCGCGCGGGCCAAGGAGACGGGCTATGGCAAGTTCACCGACATGGCCGTGGCGTTCCAGCAGCTGCTGAGGGCGGCGTCGTGGACTGACGAGGACACCAACGTCTACTTCCTGATGCACCCCGACCTCGACGAGCAGGGCCGCGAGAAGCCCAAGACGATCGGGCGCATGCTCGACGAGAAGCTGTGCGTCGAGGGCCTGTTCCCCATCGTCATCGACGCGCGCGTCATCCAGGGCGATGACGGCAGGCCCAAGCACGTATTTATCACCGAGAACGACGGCACCAACCTGGCCAAGGCGCCAGAGGGCATGCTGCCGCCCGTCATGGACAACGACCTCGCCGAGGTCGACAGGCTCATCCGCGAGTACTGGGGCATGCGGCCCATCGTCGAGCAAGCCTAGACCAACCCTAAACCAACGTTCAAGAAAGCAGGTAAACCATGCCACGCATCAACTTCGCATCCGTCAACGAGTCCACCGGCGAGCGCGCCACGCTCGAGCCGGGCGGCTACGTCTGCCGCATCACCGGCGTGAAGACCGTGCCGGGCAAGGACTACGTCTTCCTCGAGTGGGACGTGGCCGAGGGCCCGATGGCGGGCATCTTCGCCGACTCCAACTTCCCACCCCGCGACGTCATGAGCTGGAAGGACACCGCGCAGGGCATGACCAAGCACAAGCTGAAGGTGCTGGCCGAGGCCAACCCGACCCGCCTGCACGTGCTGGTCGACCCCACGACCAAGGAGTTCGCCACCGTGGCCGAGTTCGACAGCGACAGCTGGGACTCGTTCGTGGGCTGCACCTTCGGCGCGGTCATCCGCAAGCGCCTGTACACCGACAAGAACGGCAACGACCGCGAGGCCGTCGAGGTCGGCGCGTTCAAGAGCCCGCAGGACATCCGCGACGGCAACTGGAAGCCCATGCCCCCGCGCGACCAGCGCGAGACGCACCACGACCAGCCCTTCCCGCCCAGCGCGCGCCCGGCCCAGCAGGCCGCCGCGATCGACGACAGCGACATCCCGTTCTAAGGCGGCGCGCGGTGGCAACGGACAGCTTCAAGTTTTGGACCAGCTACCGCGACTCGCTGCGCAAGCTCGAGCCGTCGGATGGGTACCGCCTCGTCATGGCGATGTGCGACTACGCATTCGACGGCATCGAGCCGGACTTTGAGCCGGGCACCCCGCTCGACTACACATGGACGCCCATCCGCGACCAGGTGGCCGAGTCGGTGCGCATCAGTCGCAGCAAGGCCGAGGCTGGGCGCAAGTCCGGCGAGTCCCGCCGCAAGAAGAGCGGTAAGCGACAGTCTGAACACAGTTCGAACACTGTTCAAGCGAATGGAATGGAAAGGAATGGAATGGAAGACATTCCATTTCATGGAATGTCCGGCGCTTCGCTAGGGTCGCTTTCTAGCGACCCGCTCGCGCCGGGCGAGAGGCCGACCTACGCCGAGTACATCCGGCAGCTGGGCGGTGAGGGGCAGTGATCAAGCCCTCTAGGCTGATTGCGGCGCTGTCGTTCGTCATCGACCCGCTCGACGGGGAGCTCGACCGCC